CTGACAGCCCTTGCAGGGCGTGGCCGTCCGGTTCACCAGCCCGATCATTCCCACTTCACCAGCGCTTTCACAACACCGGCCTGCGCCGCGTCCTCGTGGCTCATCAGCACGTCAACCGTGTAGCCGTACACCCCGGTATCGGCTGCTATGTAAGTCTTACCGCCCAGCGTCACGGTGCTGCCCAGCGGGATAACGTCCGGGTCTACCGCCACCGCCTCGCCAATGCTCACCCACCGGCCGGATGCCGTCAGCACCTTGCCGTCCCGCTGGTTCATGTGGGCGTAGGGTGTACAGCAGGCACAATACCCGGTGATGTTGCAGACCAGCATGTTCTCCGCCTCCGGCTCCGTGATCTCTGCCGTGGGCGGTGACTGCACCACGTCCTCCTGCACCGGCGGCAGAGTCAAACACCACGCCACCAGCACCAGCAGCATCACCCACAGGACGATTGCCACTACCCACATACGCCTGCACCATCGTCTGGTACGGCATAGCCGGGAGTATTCCCGCGCTCGCCTGTTCCGCTCTCTCATCGCCCCAGCGCCTCCACGCCCTTGACGATAGCCCAGCTCAGCCACGCCGCGCCGATAAACGCCAGCGTCCATGCAAACCAACTCATTCCTCCACCGTCCTCTCCGCGATCCATGCGTCCAGCTGCTTCTTGAAGATCTGATACACTGGGCTCTTGTCCAGCTCGATCACCAGCCCGAAGGGGTACACCCCCTGCTTGATGCCCTGCCGCAGTGTGTCTGTCGTCATGCCCAGCCCACGCTCCCGCAGGTACAGCGTCGCGTCCTGCGGCGTCAATGTAACGATCCTACTCATTTCTTCTTCCTCCAACTTGCGTTTACGTAAGTTACTCTGCAAAAAAAATAGCGTCAGCATCCGCAGCCGTCATGCCAAGGACAGTTCTCATCTTCTGGATCTCTGCTCTTGTAAAATCGCTCTCCCCACTCATCTTACGACCAAGTGTAGCGGGGTTGATACCGATTTGTCCGGCCACCTCTGCCAACGTCATTCCTGCGCCAACAACTTTAGCTCTAAATGCGTTCTTGTTAAACATTTTCTCACCTCCGTCTTGCGTTAACGTAAGTTGATTATAGCACTTGCGTTAACGCAAGTCAATACGCAAACGCAAGTTTTTTTCATTTTCTTGCGCCGGGGTATTGCAAAAACGCAAGTTTTGTGTTACGCTCCCTTTACAACCTTTGGAGGTGATAATGTGGAGATCAAAGATATTATTAAAACAAGAAGAATAACGCTCGGCATAACGCAGGCGCAGCTTGCAGCCGCCGTAGGCGTCAGCGAGGCCACTGTGTCCCGCTGGGAGTCTGGGGATATATCCAATATGAAACGCTCTCGCATCGCCGCCCTGGCAAAAGCACTGCAGATCTCCCCGTCCGTTGTTATGGGATGGGACGAAGAAATTGAAAAAGCAGAAGGCCTCGGCTACAGAGTTGACGCGCTGAAAAAAGAAACCGCGCCCACCGTTACCGATGAGCGCGATCTTGAAATGCTGTCTTTGCTGTCCCGCCTTACGCCGGAGCAGAAGGAAATGCTTCTCCTCCAGATAAAAGGGCTTTTGCCGCCGCAAGAATAATGTCTTTCTCCACCTCCCCCAGCTGCACAAACCGATCCATCAACTCTCTGTCCATTTTCTCCCTCATTCCTTCGTCAAATCGTCCAATTCTTATCCCGTCTCTTATTCAGTTGTACTAAAATCCCCGCCTTACACTTGCAATTTCTTCACCAAGTTATATAATAAGTGCCAGAAAGGGGGCATATTATGCAAAATGTATTGGAAATAGTTTTGGGATTGCTCATTACTTGCTTGTTCTATAGCGTGATCCCAATATGCGCCGCCGTGTTTTGCCATACGCCAATATCTCAAAAGTATTACAGGACGATCTGTATTATCTCCATTGTTGAAGTCGCATTGCTGTTTTCTTTTATTACGGTATATGCTGGCTTCAGTTGGAAGGCATCCCCTGCGATAATTTGGGGATATGTTTCGTATCGTATCGGCGTGTCCATTCTTGGCAAACACGGGCTGCTGACTTCTGAGCCCAAAAAGGAAAAAGTAATACCTCCGGCAGAGCAAGTAAAACAGGCACAGCAAGAAACCTATTATATTTGCCCTGGATGCGGAACCCTTGTGCGTACCGGGGAGGTGTGCGCTTGTGGCTTTCGGAGCGAAGCGCAGACTTCCGAAGAAAACCATTAACATCGTTGTCGCTGTCGTATTTGTTCTATTGATTGTAGCTTCGTGTTTTTTTGCGTATACCGCAGGGAAAGACGACGGTTACAGGAACGGGAAACTTGACGGCTATAAAAACGGGAAAACAGATGGATACAGGGATGGGAAAGGCGCCGGCTTTTCTGACGGCTATGATGCCGGTTACGATTATGGCTACACCTCCGGCTATGCCAGCGGAAAGATCGATGCCATATATGGAAGGTAATGTAAGACCGCCCCCGCCGCCTCCGCAACGGCGGCGGGGGCTTACAGCAGACACACCAACCATCACGCCTGTCTGCTGCGGCTTTACCGTAGCAGTTTTAAGTTGGGTCGGTCAACGCCAAAAAGGGGAAACCGCTGTTTTCTCGCAACAGAATTAGGATAATTGACCGCCAAAAAGGGGAAAAGAGGGAAAAAATGGAAGATACGTTAAAGGAATTGTGTCGCGAAGCAAGGGACCGCCAGAATATCACCATTCAGGGCCTGGCAGACGAAACCGGAATTTCAATATCCACCATCGGGAACTTTTTTGCTACCAAATCCAAGGCGCCCAACGTCTATAATGCCGGCGCCATCTGCGCCGTTCTCGGCGTGTCCCTGGACCGGTATTTCGGCATCATAGAAATGCTGCCCCCGGAGGATCAGATGGCCCAGCTGCAGCACGACCACCATAACGAGCTGGAGATTGCCCGTCTTGAGGGCAGCATGGAGCAGATGGCGAAAACCATTGATTACCAGCGCAAAAAAACGCGGATCACCCAATTTGCCATTTACGGCCTCATGCTTGTGTGTGCCATATTTTTGGCGGTTATCGTGGGCTATATCTTCTTTGACTACCGTGTGCCCAACCAGGGGCTTATTCAGGGCGGAGAGGCCAGCATATTCGCATGGATCGTCTTTTTGCTGCTTGCCGTCGGCATCGGCATTTTTGCCGCCGTTTTTATCGTGGCCCTGCGTTACACAAAGGACCCACACGCCAGGCCTTAACGTATAAAACATTTGTTCTATTTTACACAGACATTGTACATGACAAGTTTCTTGTTTTCAATAGACGTAATTCACAAGTTTCTTGTTATTCTTTTGTGAGGTATCCCTATGTCCACCTGTATAAAATGCGGCGTCGAGCTTGTCCCCGGCGCCGTTTACTGTCATATCTGCGGCAAAAAGCAGGTCAAAGAAACCCGCAAAGCCCTGAAGCGCCCCAACGGTGCCGGCACGGTTTACAAGCTCTCAGGTCGCCGTACACGCCCCTGGGCTGCCGCCAAAAATCATGTGATCATCGGCTACTACGAACGCAAGACCGACGCACTGGCCGCGCTGGAAAAGCTCTCCGGCAAACCGATCGAAGAAAAATTCAACATGACGTTCTCTGAGGTGTTTGCGGAATGGAAAGCAGAACACTTCCGTGAAATAGGTCCGCAGGGAATAGAGTCCTACAACCAGGCCTATAAGGTCTGCACCAGTCTGTATCCCCGGAAATTCCGCGACCTTCGCACAAAGGATTTTCAGGCGATCATCGACAGCAACATGGCAAAGTCCAACTCCACCCTGTCCAAATACAAGCAGCTTATGACGCAGATGTCCCGCTGGGCTGTCCGGGAAGAGATCGCCACCACTGACTTTGCCAAATACGTCAAGCTGCCCCAGCAGGTAAAAAAAGAAAAAGCCATCTTTACAGATGACGAGATCGCGCTATTGGAAAAAGACGGCTCCGACGCCGCCAAAATCGCCCTCATGCTGATCTACACCGGTATGCGTATCGGAGAATTGTTTTCCTTGCCGCTTGCAGACTACCACGAGACGTATGTGATCGGTGGCGAAAAGACGGAAGCCGGAAAAAACCGCGTCATCCCCATCCGCCCGGAGGGCAGAAAGTATTTTGCCTACTTTGCCGGTCGGGCCGACGGCGATCTGCTCTTGTCCGGCTACGACGGGCAGCGCATCCCCGCCAATTACCGCAAACGTGACTTTTACCCTCTGCTGGAAAAGCTCGGCATCCCAAAGCACACGCCCCACGCCACCCGTCATACCTACGCCACCTGGGCGCGTAACGCCGGCATCCAGCCGGACGTGCTGCAAAAGATACTCGGCCACGCCGACTTCTCTACCACCGCCAACATCTACGTCCACGCCGACACCGAAAAACTCATATCAGCAGTGGAGAGTGTTAGTAATTTGTCAGTAACCGAAAAGACCTGAAAAAGCTTCACGAGGATTTACGTCACAGTTTCATGTAAAACAACCGCAAAAATTCGCCTAAGACCTCATAAATAGTTGCAAATATTTGTGCACCATAATTGACGTGCATGGGGTCACAGGTTCGAGTCCTGTACCGCGCACCAGAAAAACCTCGGAACCACAAGGGTTCCGAGGTTTTTTGCTTTGCAAATTTTGAATTCGAGTCAGTGACGCACGCCAAAAAGCCCCGGGGCCGAAAAGGTCCCGGGGCTTTTGGAGCACAGGAAGCGTTGTAAAACGGCAGCGGTTGGCCCGGACGCGCGGCGCTTATCCCTCGCTCCGCACAGGCGGAAGGACCTGAAAATCGCCGCGGCGCTCCGGCATGGCGTCGCCGTACTGCTTGAAGTAGTCCAGGATCAGATCGGACATCTCCGTGCCGATCTCCCGCACCACGGGGCAGCCCACATAGCAGTCATACCCGCCGGTGCCGCTGGCGCGGTAGCTGTTCAGGCAGATGGTGAACACATCGGTATCCGCCACGGGCTTTCCCTGCACGGTCATGGCGGCGACCCGCTGCCCCACCGGGCGGGAGATATCGTAGGTGTAGGACACGCCCATGTAGTAGTCGTAGTTGTAATGCTCCACCTTCGGCTCCAGGAAGCAGTCCGACACCCGCAGGGTGCCGTCGTCGTTTCGGGTAAAGTACGCCGCGCTGCGCTCCATCGCCTGCCGCAGAACAGCGCCGGTGATCTCCAGCACCGACAGCGTGTTGGTGTAGGGGTAGGCGATCAGCAGATCGCGCCGCCGCACCACCCGCGGGAGCCC